GGCTTCCTTCTTTGCCGAATAACTGGCCGCAAGCGCGCTCGCATCCCCTGCAAGCGGTGCAAAAACATTGCTCGACAAGGCGCCTATCGCGCCGCGAATGCCGCGCTGGGTCGGGGTTGCAAACGCGCCCGTAAAGCCACGTTCCGCCATCCGCAAGTAGAACTGGAGTTGGGCGGCCTTCTTCGCCTCCTCCTGTTTCCTAGAGTAGTCCGGAGTACCGAGGTAAGCCGACAACTCGGCCCGCCGCGCATCAACCTTTTCCATGTCCGGAGAAAAGTTAAGAGGCGAGGAAGAACCCGTTCCTCTGAGTCCTTCTAGAGTTTCCAAGTACGCGGAAAGACCTGGGTTAAGTGACGCAAGTCCTGCCTGGTCTGTTGGATCAGCCATGGAAACCTCCTGTTAGGCCATGCCTTGGCCCATGGGCCCTGCACCTTGCATCATGGCTTGTAGCATCATTGGATCTACGGGCATACCTTCCGGGCCTTGGCCCATGGGCATCGGGCCCTGGTCCATTGGCATTTGACCCTGCGCCAAGTTGCCAACGGCGTTCACTAGGCCGCCCGTCTCAGCGGCCATGCTGTCTGCAACCGCACCCTTCGCGGCGAGGCTCGCAATGCCGCCCATGTCTCCAATTTCTGCCAACTCTTGCTGCATCAGAGAGCCGACGCCCTGGTCAATCTCCGCCAGTTGCAGCGTGGGTTGGATCAGAGCTAGAACCGAATCAGGCGTCATGGCAGCGTCGTCGGGTCCTACGACCGAAGCCAAACGGTCCCGGTATGCTCCGATGTCGGCGTCTTGATCCCACACGGCGTTCATAATTTCACGGAAATCGCCCGCAGCATTTACGTTTTGAATGCTGCGTTGCGCTTCTTCCTGCGCGGAGGCTGCAATTTCTTCCATGGCAAGATCCCCCGCCATTGCGTTCAGGCTCTCGTCGGCCTGCTGGATAACCTCGGGGGGCAAGTCCTGTGCAGCTTGGTAAATCTGGGCCTCTTGCTCGGGAGTGGTGAACTCCACGGCGTCCGCCTCATCAAACTCCGGCTCCATTGCCGGGGGCACCATGCCTCCAGAGGCCATACGGAACATGCGTCTGTTGTATACGTTGGTCATGGGGGAAGGCCCTTCTTTTTGGCGCTGTTCAGCCTGTATGGTTGCAGAATGTCTATCAAATATATCTTGTAAAGTTCGCACTCTGATGGATGATTTCGCCATATCTTCGATTTTATCAAAGGTTTCGGCGTTCTCTTCATAGTATTTGTAGGGGTCTGCTATTCCTCTGCCACGCAGCCATTCGGCGGCTTCTTCGTCTTCCTGCCCCGCGTCTTTTGAGAGGACGTAGTCTTTTACTCGAATGTAGGTCTCTTCAGGATCGATTTCGTCGCGTTCAAAGACCCCCTCAAGGGGGAGTGGAAGATCATCGAGTGCCGCCTCAAGTTCAGGATTAGCGAACGCCAGGTGAGAAAGTTCATGCCGGATTGTCCGACGTCCACCAAAACTCATGCCGTCAACGGTTCTTTGCAGCCCTCGCACGGAAGGATCTAATACACTGCTTCCGAGATCTGCAAAGGCGGATAATTTTTTTGACCGAGGAATGAATTGCTTATCAAACCGGTTTATCTCACGTCCACCCACCTCAATTGTGTTTTGTTCAACAAAAGCCCTAAGATCCCCCGGTGTTCTTTCCGTCGACCCCACGCGATTAGTAACTACAGTACCAACCGGAACACCGTATATATTACCCACCATGTACCCAAGCCGCGCTACTGGGTCTTTGCCCTCACCAGCCTCTTGCTCGACAACCATATCAAGCTCCGTCTCGTCTACTCCTCTTTGCTGTTCCGCAAGGAAAGAGTCGATAAGGACTTGAGTGTCAGCACCTTGATCGGAAGAAGATTTCTGCTCCCTAGGGGTCATCTTGTAGGGGGCAAGGGACTCCGGGGCCAGTTCCTCCGGTCTTGGCCGGGGAATAGCAACACCGCCCCGCTGCAATGATTGGATGCCGTACATCACTTCACTAGAACAGTGTCTTTGACGCCTGGGCGGCGCCGAGGAGGCCGGTTCCGATGCCGCCAATCTGCTGGAACACAGACGGCGTCAGCGGCGCCGGAGCCACCTGATTTCCGATGGAAGACGTGCTCGACGGCGCGCCCTTGTAGAGGTCGTTGAGAAAAGCGAGGCGCGTGTAGGGCTCGTACATCTGACGTTGCGCGTTGCCCTGGGCCGCGTCGAGCGCCGCCTGCTGTTGCTGACGTTGCATGTTGCCCGTCGTCATCAGGGCCTGCAATCCGGAGAGGCCTTGCGACTGAGCTTGTTGCGCCGCAGAAAGTTGCTGCGCGCCCAGATTGCCCTGAGCCTGCCCAATGTTGCCGTACTGGCTGGCGATGTCCCCCTGCGCGGAGGCAAGGTTGCCGTAGAGAGAGGCGAGGCCCTGCTGTTGTTGCGCCGCAGCAAGCTGCGTCTGAGTACCGAACTGCGACTGGGCTTGTGCCCGACGTTGCGCGTCCTCGAAAGCTTGCTGCCCGGTTTGGGTGCCGAACTGCGATTGTGCTTGCGACCGGCGCTGCGCGTCCTCGAAAGCTTGCTGCGCGGTCTGGGAGCCGAACTGCGATTGCGCCTGCGACCGGCGCTGCGCGTCCTCGAAGGACTGCTGCCCCACTTGAGTACCAAACTGCGACTCTGCCTGGGACCGACGCTGCTGGTTTTCAAACGACGCCTGGGCCTGCTGTAGTGCGTTGTCATACCCGGCTTGCCTCATGCCCGCCGCAGTCCTGGCTTGCTGCTCCAACACGGTGCGGTCAAGTTCCGCCCGTTGGATACCCTCACGGGAGCCACCAAATGCGCCCGCCTGGACCGCGTTCGCGGCCTGCTGGTTGGCTGCAATGTCGCCCTGCCTCCGAATGTCGCCCAAAGCCTGTTGGACCGCGACGTCTTCGTAGGGATTAAAGAAGGATGCCGCCGAGCTAGGGTCAAACCCCTGCGCCGAGTAGGCGGGGGCGCCGCTGAACTGCTGCGCCGAGTAGGCGGGGGCGCCGCTGAACTGCTGCGCCGAATAACCGGGAGCGCCGCTGAATTGTTGTGCCGAATACACAGGCGCGCCAACGTATGGATCGTAGGAACCTTGAATTGTCCGCCCCGCTTGCCCCACCGCGCCCCTGCTCTGGCCGATGTAGCCGGGGGCCGTGCTTAACGCACCAAGGGCTTGGCCCATGGTCCCAAGGCCGGAACCCAGGGTGCCCCGTCCAGTGCTGGCGAGAGCCTGATATCCGCCGATGCCGCCAGCTTGGTTTGATCGGGCGAAGGCTTCCCTCTCGGCGCCACTAAAACCAGCAATCCGCTGCTCCGGTAGCCGCAAGGCCGTATCGGCTAGTGTTTTGCCGGATTTCAAAAGACCTAACTTGTAGGCCTCAATCTCTGGCGCCTCGCGGACAATGCTTTCGGAATAATCGACCATGCCTAAGCCCTCATCTCGAAGTCGCGCATCATGCTGTAGAGGTTCTTAGCCCCCAGGTAGCGATTGCCCTGGCCGGTCGGGTCAGCGCCACGCACGGAGCGGGCGTTCAAGACAAACTCGCCGTCCGAAAGCATTGCGGGAATGTCGTCTGATTTCTCGGTTCCAGGACCCTCCACGAGCATTTCCTTTCTAGGAAACTGGGCCAGTCCGCCTTGGTTCAAGGTGTAGGGGCTCTCGACAATGAGGTCTTGGGGATTGCGTGCAGTAACCTGCTGGGGGTCCAAGTTCTGGACGATAAATTTATTCGGGTCTTTGGCAAGAAGTGCGTTGGGCTTGCGGAACCCAGAAATGTCTGAGGCGCGATCTTCCTCGTCGTCGCCGCTAAATAGGGAGGCAATGAGCGGCGCTCCGATGGTGGCCGCTGCGAGGAGGGCGGTTGGCGAAATACCTTTATTCTGGTCGGCCAAAATTGCGTAATACCGTCTAAGACCTGCCTCTCCACCGGAGTACTCTTGAAGATTCGCAGGCAAACCTGCAATTTCGGCCTTGTAAATTTTACTGGCCTCGAGGGCTCGGGCGTTGGCGTCACCGCTTCCAATACCAAACTTCTCGAAAATGCCCGACCCAAAATCTTTAGCGCGGTCAAAGATGTTTTGCGGTGCGTCAATAGTCGGTTGGTTCGGAAGTCGAGTACCAGAAAGGTCTGTGAGGAATTGCCGTTCGCCTCCAGACGGCACAGGTCTGTTGATGTCAATCATATTAAGCCGCTCTTGCCCCATCGGCGGTAACTGGTCTTGAGGCCGGATATTGGTTTGTAATTGACCCGTACGGGAGCTCAACACTCGGGGCGGCCCCGAAACCGAATCGTTACGCAGGGCCTGTTGTCTAGACAGATAGTTAGCGTCGCCCGGCGCCGAGCCGACCGGAAGGACGGTTTCAGGAACGGAACCCAGAGAAGCAACCTGAGTTCCTTGAACGCCAGTTAGATTTGCGGGGGGGAGGGTTGGTGCCGACGGGACAAAACCGGCATCAAGCGTTTGTCTCCCCATGAAAGAATCAAACGGGTTGGAGGCGGCTCGTGCCGACGCAGTTCTGAAATCGACGTTTTGATTGCCAGGCATGTTCCGGGTTAAGAAGTTGTCGCTGTCAGCGCCGAACGACCCAGCCACCCTGGAACCCAACTGTCTCCCGGTCTGCGGGTCGTAAACCGGCGTCACCCCGGTAATAGAACCCTTTGCGCCACCCAACAACGTTCCCGTGGGACTGAGGGCTCCACGAGCCGCTGAAAACGCAACCGAAGCTCCGCCCGCAAGCGCGGCCGCCTTGAGAGAATCGTTAAGGCTACGGCCTCCGGAAAGGCTTCCAATACCCGCGCCTAAAGCTGCGGCACCCGCGGTCCCCGCACCAAACGCAGTGCCCAGGAAGGGAATGCCAAACGCCGAAGCAGCCAACGGAATAACTATGGGGGCGATCTTCTTGGCAACTTTTACGACCTTCTTGAGGCCTTTTTTGATTCCCCGGAAAATCTTCTTGAAGAAGAACTCCGGCATCCCGGTTACGGGGTTGAGGCTGTTGAGTTCGCTGCCCACGACATACTCTTGAGGCTCAAGGCCCATTCCCCGCATCTGGTCAAACAACAATTCCCGGACTTTCGGATTGGCGTCCAGCACCTCTGTCGGCACGACCGTCTCACCCTCGGCGGCGTGAACCACGTAAACGTCGCCGTGGCGGCCAAACTCTGCAAGGCGGGAGGCCTGCTCTCGGAAAGATCCGATCCCAGCGGCCGAAACCTCGTAGTCGGGAGAGGCGTCTGCGAAGGATTGGAGGCCGTTTGATAGGGGGGTGTAATATTGACTAGCCATTAGGAAAGCTCCAAAACACTGGCGAAGGCGTATATTTTCGAGGCGGTGGCGCAGTTCAGTACGAACGTGTCACCGGCCTCTAAAACGAAGGGACCGGCTAAGGACCTGTCTGCGGACTCTGAGGTCGCTGCTAGAGTGCCTAGCGTGACTTTCTGCAAAGTTACCGTAACCGAAGCGGAGCTATCGGTTATCTTGGACAATACTACGATTGACCCGCTGTGGCTATTGAACAGTTGGACGTTCTTGATGATGGCCTCGGTGGCGTCGGGGCACGTGTAGACCGTCACGTCTCCCGTGGCACCCACTAGTTTTGCTATGTTTTTGTACGCGGAAGCCATCAGTCCATGAACCAGTTTATGCCGTTGGTCTCATCTTCCCCGCTAATTATTGCGGGCAAATCCGTCTTGGTGAGCGCAGCCTCAAGAGTGCTGACGAGGCGCACCATCATATCAAAACTGTACTCCTCGGGGACCAGGGGGAGCGCCGTGTCTAGTATCTTGCCCACTAGCGCCTCCCATCCGGCCTGACGTCCAACCGAACGTCGCCCAAGGTCCAAGCAATATCCGAGGCGCTGCTTTCGATCCTAAGTGCAGCAGAGCGGGCGCGGGACCGGACAAAAGACTGTTGCGTGGTGCTTGTGACGGCGCTCGTGGAGTTTGTAGACAGATCCTCACCCGGATAATCGCGCGTCTTTATGATGTAGTTCACGGAGGTGTTGGCGTCCGAACTGGTCAGGTCTAAGTCGGGGATAATCCGGGAGATGAAGGAGAACTGCTCCCCGTCACCGATAGAAAACACCGAGGACTCAATGAACGGCGCCATAGCCTCGCCATCTGCTGTGGTCCCTGTCTCGTGGGTGTATACGAAATTAGCGTCTTCATATTCCCCGGCAGCCCGTGGGTTCTCGTGAAGGCCAAGATCGACCCACGCAGTTCGCGACAGGGAGCCTATGTCCCAGGTGTTGTCCGCGTAGTTAAACTTCGCGTACCGGTCGATGGAGACGCTGTCCGACGAGCAGTAAAACCAGAAGACCTCGTTGAACATCCGGTTTGAACCCGCAAAAAACTGGCTGCGCTGCTCAAGGTTAATGTCATCAAAGACATACCGGAGGACCGTGCAGGGGATCGTCTGCATCTGGCCCCCGTACATAAAGAAGTTCTCCGTATCCATCCAATAAACCCGGTCTCCGACCGACACCACCGCGTTGGGGGATATGATGGAGACGTTGTTAGCCAGAAGAGTTATGGAAAAGGTAAACGGAGGCCCGACGAATCTCATGCTGTAAAGAGAGGCGTCGGTCCAGATAAGAATTTGCTGCCGTGTTTCGACTGCCGTAATTATTTCTGAGCCAGAGGAAAGTCTCAACGACCCTGCCGTGTTCGTTGCCGTGGGGGTCCAATCCACTGCGTTTTCTTGGTCAGACCAACGGACCAGCATCAAGTCTTGGACCGTGGTCCCAAGAGTGTTAGCGCCCATGCAAATAACGTGGCGATCTGTGTCAGACACAAGAACTTGCCGGGAAATTGTCGGAGCGCCCGATGCCCCGGAAAGCGCGCTCAGAGCGACCGCCCTACTGGACAACCCCAGGGTTGCATCCCAGTAGTACACGGTGCTGTCTCGGACGTTGATAACAAGATCCTCGCCCCAGTTGTCTTGAGACCAAAGCCTAGCGTTCGCGGCAATTCCGAAAGGTTCCACCGCGTTTCCCCAGCCGTAAAACCCGTTGGCTTCTTTAACAAGGGCGCCGTCGCTGTGGGCGGCGGCTGTGGTTCCCCTTGCGCCGCGAGCAACGCCCGCATCGAGGGTCTGGCTAGACTTCCCGGTATATTGGATAAGCTCATTGTCGATCTGTATTAAACCGACAAAAGTTACCGCAACGCCGCTGCCGTGAGCAGCAATGGTCGTACCATCGGCTCCGCGTGTGAGGTCGCCAAGGACGTTCCCGACGTTGGTGTTATATATAATGTTTTCGCTGTTTATTTTTACCGTACCCTTCTCGGGAAACCCGGAAGAGTCCGCCACGTTAATTGACTCATCCACGACGGCAACGATTGCTCCGGTCGTAGAAGCCGCTGCCTCAAAGTCCGAGGCAGAGGTAAGTATTACGGAGGTTACGCTGCTGTTTATGGCACCATCTAGCGTTGTTAAGGAGTAGGTGAGGGTCTCGCCGCCAAAGTACCCAGCCCCCCAACCTGGACCGTTAAGTACAAGGGTCGAGGAACCAACACTAATTTGGTAATTTGCGATTACTGCGGAACCACCCCCACTAGTGCCGCCGGAACTGGCGCTTCCCCCGGTGTCTAACTTGTAACTTCCGGAGGAAACAACCTCAGTTATTTCGTGTTCCTTATTGAGTTGAGCAATCGTCAAGCCGTCAACCGTCGTGGCACCGCTGAACGTAACGTAGTCACCGGCCCCAGCACCGTGGCCCGCAGCAGTTACGGTAACCACCCCAGATCCCGCGTCACCCGTGGTGATGGGGTTTGCGCCAAGAGTGGCCGTGCTCCGAATGGGAGTGATGTCGTTGTAGACCGTGCCTTGCTCGATGTAGAACTTTGAAGTTGTTCCCACGCCCATCAGCTTCAAGGCGGACAGGGTAACCCACACCTTGAGTGACCTCACCGTTCCCGCAACCGAAGAGCTACCAACCTTTATCCAGCCGCCTATTTTTTCCGGGTAGCCTTTTCTAAAGCGGATTAAATCCGAGTCGAACCAGCCCTGCTGGTCTGCAAAAGACGTGCTTTCACGATTGACGCCGGGACGGAATTGTATTTTAGAAAGAGGCATATCAAATCACGGCGCGTCAGGCCACGTCGGGTTGGCCGGGTCACTGGTAGCCGCCGGAAGGTTTCTCAGTGCAGTCCGGTACGTTACCCATGCTGCCGGTACATCCTCACCAGCCTCTTGAGCCTTCACGACAACCCAGTCGCAAGCAGCGAGCAATCGATCACGTTTTGCTCGAAGCGCCACCCACTCG